CAAAGAAGTCGGTTAGTGTTGTCCTGTCCATGCCCTTCAGTATAGCATAGTTCTCGTAATTTGAAAATTGATTTCCGTGAGGTGCGACCGTGGCTGAAGAGCTGAGAGAGCTCCGGCTTTCCAAGCAGATACCGGCCAAGGATATGGTCGCGGTGGTACAAGCCATCTACCCCAAGTACGACAAGACCGTTCAAAGCAAGTGCGAGAACGGAGACGCCTACGGCGTGAGCCTGCGGCCGGACGCGATGGCGGCGCTTTATTCGCACTTCGCACCGGAGCTGGCAGAGAGCCGCAAGACGGCCAAAAAGGACGCACACCGGCTGACCTGTCGTATCTCGGCAAGGCTTGAAACCGCCGACTACGAGGCGTTGCAACGGCTGATAGAGGCTGAGGGCTACGCCACCACACAGGACTGGCTGACCGCCACCGTCCGCCGCTACATCGCAGAGGCAGGTGAAACCGAATGAACTACGATCTGCCAGACCACCCCGTTATCCAAAACATGGAGCGCACCGGCTACCCGGACGGCAAGGAGCCGACCTTCCCGATTTGCCCCGTCTGTGGTGAAGAGTGCGAGGAAATTTTCAGAGACAAAGATTTGAATATCGTCGGCTGCGATATCTGCATCAAGCAGTCCGACGCATGGGAGGAGCCGGAGTGCTTCCCCGGAAAGGAGCATTGATGAAAGGACTGGTTATCACTACCGAAAACAAGATGCAGGTCAGGGAGTTCGGCGAGCCTGCCTATGAGACCATCGGAAAGGCTGTCGGCGGATGGATCGAGGTCGTACACCCGAAGGGCCTGCCCGATCCGTTCTGCATGGTCGTCAACGAAGAAGGACTGCTGCACGGTCTGCCGCTCAATTTGTTCGGCTGCATTCTCTACGATACCGTGCGCCACGGAAATCCCATTGTCGGAAACATCGTGATTCTCAAAGAAGGCTTCACCACGCCTGGCGAGAGAGACTTTATCGGGCTGGACGAGGACGACATCAAATTCCTCGGCGCAATGGCCGTCAGTCTGAGCGGCGGCGGCATCAAGTGGGAAAGCGAGGCGCGATAATGGCAAAGTTCTATTTTACCTACGGCACGGACGGTCAGCCGTTTTTCGGCGGCTGGACTGAGGTCGAAGCCCCGGACGCTCACGCGGCCTGTGCTGCATTCCGCGCCTATCACCCCGATAAGACCGAGGGCTTAGTGAATTGCTCCAGCATCTATGACGAGGAGAAGTTCAAGCTGACCGAAATGTACCGGGAAAGCAATTTCGGTTTCCGGTGCCACGAAATCATCACTCTGCGGCGCGAAGCCGCTACCAACTGAAAGGAGCTATCACCATGATTAGAAACCCGAATGACATCCAAGAGGGCGCGAAGAAAATCCGCATGCTGATCGCCGGTTATCCCGGCATCGGAAAATCCACTCTGGCGCTGTCCGCCCCCAATCCCCTGCACATCGACGTTGACTTCGGTATCGACCGCATCGAGCCGCGCTACCGCAAGCCGTACATCCAGCCCCAGAGCTACGACGAGATCCTCGGCGATCTCACCCCCATCAATCTTCAGGACTTCGACACGCTGGTTTTCGATACCGGCGGCAAGCTGATCTCGCTGATGTCCCTGTGGGCCATCAAGAAAGACCCGAAGTATGGCCAGCGCGACGGCAGCCTCTCCCTCAAAGGCTACGGCTTTGTCGGCAAGGAATTCGTCCGGCTGATGGACTACTGCTTCTATGAGCTGCAGAAGAACATCGTCATCGTGTTCCACGCCACGGAGGAAAAGGACGGCGACAACACCCGCCTCCGCATCAAGGTCGAGGGCCAGACGAAAAACAACGTCTGGGAGCCTATGGACCTGGGCGGCTTCGTGGAAATCTACGGCAATGACCGCACCATCGGCTTCTCCAACTGCGAGAGGTATTTCGCCAAGGGGACGCGCGGTATCTCCGGCATTCGCAAGATCCCCGCGCTCGGCCCGACCAGCCCTAACGACTTCCTGACGAAGCTGTTCGCCGAGTACAACGCCAAGGCCACTGCCGAGGTCGAGCAGAACGCTGTTGATCAGGCGGCATACGAGGCCGCGATGGTTGAGGGCACGGCCATCATCGCCGGCATTGTTGATGCCGACACCGCCAACGCCGCCATGCCGAAATATCAGGCCATTAAGCACGCGCTGACCTCCAACAAGGAGCTGGGCGTTCTCTGGAACAAAAAGATCAAGGAATGCGGCCTGTTCTTCGACAAGGTTTTGAAGAAATACACGCCCGCGCCCGAGGAGGCAAAGGAGGCGGAGTAAATGGGACGCTACCTGATGACGCATTCCCTGTTGGCGTCCTGGCTCTACACCATGAAGGAAAACCCCTACGAGGACATGACGACAGAGCGCGATCCGATGGGCGAATTCATGCAGACGCTGCGCCGTGAGCCGACGCCGACCACGGAGGCCATGCAGAACGGCATCAAGTTCGAGGACATGGTGACGGACATCATCAACGGCCGCGCCGATCCCAACGATCCGTGGTATGCCGCCGCAGAAAAGGTCGCCCGGCGCTGCGCCGGTGGCGTCCTCCAGTACAAAGCCAAGAAGATTGTGGAGGTCGGCGGTATGAGCCTTCTTCTGTATGGCCGTCTGGACTGCTTGAAAGCCGGGGAGATCATCGACGTCAAATTCACCAAGAGCTACGACACCGGCAAGTTCTTTTCCAGCACACAGCACCCCACCTACTTCGAGTTAATCCCCGAAGCGCGGCAGTTTACCTACATCGCCAGCAACGGGCGCGATGTATGGCCGGAAACATACTTCCGTGAGGACGCTCCCAGCATCTTCCCTGTCATTTCCGACTTCTTCGACTGGCTCCGGGCGGTGGATCTGATGCAGGTCTATCAGGAGAAGTGGGCGACGCTATGAACGGCAAGCTGAAAGACTGGTCGTTCTCCCGCACCGGAGAAAGCGTGCTGACCATCACGACCAGAGAGAGCTGCAAGAAGCTGTGGGACGCGCTCGGCGATCAGGAGATTACATTCTCCATCAAAAGGCGCGTCATCCCCCGAAGCCTCAACGCGAACAACTACGCATGGTCGCTGATTGAGAAACTGGCCGTCGCGGTGAAGTCGGACAAGGACTCCGTTTACGAGGAAATGCTCCGGCGCTACGGCACCGGCGAGACATACACCGACGAGGCCGGAAACGAGTGCAAGGTGTTGTTCTCCCTGCGGGAGGGCGTACCGCCCGCGCTGGTGGCGCGGCACTACGCCGAAACCGGCGTCGGTTATGTCGAGGGGAAGAAGTTCATTCATTACCGGGCGATCAAAGGCACCAGCGAATATTCCACGAAAGAAATGAGCGTCTTTCTGGACGGCGTCATTTCCGAGTGCCAGGAGGTCGGCATCGAAACCGACACCCCCGAGCAGATCGCCAGATACAAGGAGGCATGGCATCCGTGAGGAAAGTTTATTGCGACTACTGCGGTCGAGAGACTGAGTATGTCGACAGCAAGGTCATATACGGCAAGAGCTACGGCAAAATCTATCTCTGCCGGAACTGCATGGCATACGTCGGTGTGCATAAGGGGACGGATAAGCCCCTCGGCCGCCTTGCCAATGCGGAACTGCGGAACTGGAAGAAGGCTGCACACGCCGTATTTGACCCTCTGTGGAAGTATGGCCGCTTTCGCGGCCATCGCAACGCGGCCTATGCGTGGCTTGCCCAGAAGATGGGCTTGCCCGTGGAGAAGACCCACATCGGAATGTTTGATGTCGGCCAGTGCCGCAAGGCTATCGAAATCATTGAGAAAGAAACGAAAGGAGACCGTTATGGAAGATACCAAAAAGACCCCCGCTGAGCTGGTCGCTGACCTGATGCTTGACCCCGGCTTTGTCCTCGTTCCGCAGGATCGCTACGAGGAGCTGATCCGTGCTGAAACTGAGCGCGATGTGCTGGAAGCGACCATCAAGGGTGAGAACAGATACAATGTCGAAAGAGTTCTCGATGCCATTCAGCAGGCGCGCAGGGCGTTGTACCGCATGAAGATGTTGGTGCTGCGAAACGCTGACGAGCCGGAGGATACGGCCGATGCTGAATAAGATCGTCGTCATGGGTCGATTGACCCGCGACCCAGAGTTGCGGCGTACGCAGTCCGGTCTTTCTGTGACCAGCTTCTCCGTTGCCTGCGACCGCGATTTCAAAAGCCAGTCCGGGGAAAAGGAAACAGATTTCATCGACATCGTTGCCTGGCGCCAGACCGCTGAATTCGTCTGCAAATATTTCAGCAAGGGACGCATGGCGGTCGTCGAGGGGCGGCTGCAGATCCGCGACTGGCAGGACAACAACGGCAACAAGCGCCGATCCGCCGAAATTGTAGCCGACAATGTTTACTTTGGGGATTCCAAACGCGACGGTGACGGCGGC